TACAATAAATGTACGTTATAGAAGTCCTCATTCAGGAGATTTACAAGAAATTGAGTTTGAAATATTTCATTATGATAAAATTAAAAATACTAATAATAGATTAGATTCAGCATATACTTCAGGTGCAGTGGGAGGTAAAGAATTTGTAGCTCCAAAACATACTGTCAATTCTGTTGATGCAGGAAGTACAGCCCGCTCTCCAGATATGTTTGGAGTTGATGACCCTTTATTAAGAGTTACTGGGTCAGTTACTGAGTGGGAAAGTAGAGTAGTAGATGCATCTGATAATATAATAGGATATTTACAATTTATAAGTAATCAAAGTGGAGCAACAGAAGCTGGTGATGAATCCGATACGGAGGGATTTGCATTATTATCAGGTACAAGTACACGAAGAGCTAACTCTGATGTAGCAGCGGAGGAAAAATTATATTTAAATAAATATGCAAATACTGATTATATTCAATTAACAGCAGTAACTGATCCAGCAGCTCCAAATTCTTATCGCCCTCAAGCAGCTGCAAATGAAAAAATTATGGTTAATATGGATGTCGGATTTATTGATAATTTTAATGATATTAGACAAGCTGTAGCAGCTAAATTTAATCAAGCTCAAGCTTCTAAAATAAGAGGTAGATTTCAAGTAGATGGTAAATATCCAACCACCTGTTTTGATCAACAAGCATTAGGTGCAGACACAATAGGAACTACAACTGATGCGTCATATACAATAACTGAATTTACTGATGCTAGTAGAGGAGGTGGGCTACAAGAACATGGAAATATAGGACATTCAGTTTCAACATATTCATCGTTAGGTTTACGAGCTGGGCATAGTATAGCTAAATTAACTGGAGCTAATGGAACAGTTGATACTCATGGATACTTAGCAAGAGTATCTAATACTAATACTGGAGTTGATCTGACTTTTAAATTAAATTCAGGAACAATATCTGCTGATGATTATTTTAGATTACATGTGCCTGTAAGAGCAGGACATGTAATTAATGTTGAATCAGGATTCCATAATATAGCTATTACTACAGGAGGTACGTGTGTAGTAACTTCTTTAGTATATTATGAATCAGGTGAAAGATCATATACAGATTTTGAGACTTTAGGATTAAGTCAAGCAGCTACTCAAGAAGTAATCGCTTCTCCTAGACCATTAGGAAATAATTTAGATGATTATACAGATGATGATTATAAACAATTCAGTGAAATTTTTACTCAACAGGGAGTAGCGGTTGCTCCTCTGTTTACAGGATCAATTATGCCGGGAATTACTTCAGCTCATGATGAAAGAACGGGTTATGCAATACGTTGGACTAAAGGTATTTTGTATTACGGAGGTCGCCAATATGGTATAGTTGCTGGAGATACATCTTCATTAGCAATGTCTACTGTTGATACTGATAATGATGGATTATCTGATATGCAATACGTATTATTTTTTGAACCCGGTGCCAGTAAAACTGCTTTTCAATTTAATACCTCATTGCATTTTGAACAAAGAAATGAAAGTGAAGGTAGATCTAGAGCTGCTACATTACATACTAGACCTTATTCAAGTAGAAGATTAAAAATTGCAACATGTTGGGCATCAAAATCAAATGCTCACGCTACTAATTCTACAGAAGGGGCTTTAGTTAAAATATTTCCGGCTATACAGTTAGGAATGTCTAGAAAACAAGATGATAGTGCAGATTATGATGGAAATGATCAAGACACTGATCCTATTCCTCCAATGATAATAGGTGGAAAAATGTTATCAGGAGATGTAGCACATCATTGGCAACCAACTGAAGACGATACATATAACTTAGGTACCGCAGCAGGAGGTTCTGGAACCACTGCCTTTAGATGGAAGCAATTAATTGCAGGAACAACAACAATTTCAACATCAGATGCAAGAGAAAAAATAAATATTAAAGATAACAATTTAGGTTTAGATTTTATAAATGACTTAAGACCCGTATCTTTTGAGTGGCAGAATCCTAAAAAAACGGGGTCAGTTCATAGAGGTATTGTTGCTCAAGAAGTTGTCGAGGTTTTAAAAAAATATGGTATAAATGATTTAAGTGAATTTGCTGCGATTACTAAACTTGGAGATAGTTATGGGGCAAGATATGAAGAATTTGTAGCTCCATTGATTAAGGCAATTCAAGAACTATCTGCGAAAGTAGAACAGTTAGAAAATGAAGCCAAAGAATAAAGTTGTTAGACTACGGGAAAGAAATCCCTTTATGTCAACAGCTGAAATTGCCAAACAAGTTGGCATAACTAGGCAATATGCTAGAGAAGTTTTATTGAAAAATAATCTGCAAACTAACCCGCCTAAACCTAAACGTGTGGTATACTGTAAAGTATGCACAGAAATAACTACTGATCGTGGTGGAATCCATAAAGGAAACTGCTCCTTCAAGTGGAAATTTAAAAGACTTGAATGTTCTTGGTGTTCAGTTCCTTTTTATAGAACTAGAAAACGTATAAAACATGGATACAAATTAAAATTAAAAAATGTATACTGTTCACAGCAATGTTATCAGGATAAGAGGAAAGACGATAGTGAAAATAGACAACGATTTAATTTTAAAATGGGAACCGAAGATAAACAGGATGGTATCGAACATTTATATACAGGGTTATGATAGAGATGACTTATCCCAAGAATTACGTTTAATTGTTATAAAAGCTGCTAAATTATATAACCCTAATAGAAATGCCATTTTTCATACTTATTTACATACTGCTATGGCAAATAGGCTTAAAACTTTATGGGTTCAAGCAAGTAAAAAACTACAAAGTTATAGTTTAGACATGCAATCTGATTCAGGTGATGACAATTCTTATAAATTAAGTGACTTTGTAAAACAATTAGATAACAATTTAGATGAAGTAGATTTTATTGATTGGATAGATTCGTTAGACTTAGATCAGGGAGAAAAACAATTCCTTACAAATAAACTACAAAACCACACTATGAAAGACATTGAAGAGAAATTAAAAAAGATTTCTGATAAAAAGATAGTCAATGGAGAAGAAAGTGTGGTAAACTACTCAATATACAAAGTAAAAAAATCACTTAGAAATAAGTTAAACGAAGAGAAGTAGTATTGGAAAATTTTAATTTTATCGAGTCTGGAGTTATTTTCAGTTTGTGTGATTCGGGGAATTTCAAGAATTTTACTTATTCCCCAAAAGATTTTGCAGAGCATGGAGAAACCTACAAATTTATTCAACAATATATTGATGAATATTCAGACTTCCCCACACCAGAAATTTTATTAGAGAAATTTGACACTCTTAAATCTGAAGCCCAATCCGTTAATTTTAATTATGCATTAAATGAATTTGGTAAACAAGTTATGTTTAGGAATATTGTTAATGCTTTTGATTCAAATCAATTAATGTTAGATGATAATCCTAAAAAAGCATTAGGAATGATTATGGATGATCTAAATGATGTAGAGATATTACATGATGAAGATGTTAATCAATATGATAATGGTGGCTTAGATAGATACGAAGAGTGGCAAAGAAGAAGTTCTATTAGAAAAATGGGGGATGGTTTAATAGGTATACGGACTCCTTTCCATATGATTAATGCAGCAGGTGTTGGATGGCAAGCTGGAGATTTAATTACTGCTTATGCTAGACCGACAGTAGGAAAAACATGGTTATGTTGTAAACTTGCCTCAGATGCGATAAGAAGTGGTTATAAAACTTTACTTGTATCTACTGAAATGACTTCTTCAGCTATTGCTTTGAGAATGGATGTATTACTTGGGCAATCATTAGGATATAAATTATCTCATAGTGCTTTACGAAATGGTAGAGCTATAGATGAAAATGAGTATAAAAAATTTCTAACGGAAGTTAATTTTAAAAATTTACTAGTATGCGATCATATTAGTGGAGAAGATAGTATCTCTTTACCTAGTATCACGAATTTAGTACGGAAGTATAGTCCGGATGTACTTATTATTGATGGAGTATATTTAGTTTCTACTGCTGATAGGAATAAAGCAGCTTGGGAACAATCTCATTCTTTATTTTATGGGTTAAAAACTATGGCATTATCTACAAATACAACAGTTATAGCTTCTACTCAAGCAACAAGAGATGCCTCAAATATGTATAATCAACCAACTGCAGGACAAGTAGCCTTTGGAGATGCTTTAATTAGAGCTTCAGATGTAGCTATATCAATGTGTATGATTGAAGATGAGCCACAACTAAGAGAAATAATGTTTCAAAAATATAGAGATGGAGATTTAGGAGCTTCAACTACTGAATTTATTTGGGATGTAGATAAAGGTAGAATAGAGGAGAATCATGACACGCTTAATTAATACTAAATGTGGTAAATGTTCTGAGGGTGGTAAATTAAGAGTAGGTAAAACTATAATTGATATGTATTCATTATTAAAAAAAGAAGTATTAGGATTAGTGCGTAACGATCCTTATTGTTTTCAGTGTGGCACAACTTTTCCAGATGGATTTTGGAAGGAGGAAAATGGGTATCTCTACAGGGTATATCTCCCGAAGTTTAAATAATATGATTAATTCAATAGATTGGACACAAGCACTACTTAATTTAGGCATAGATGTGCCTGTAGGTAATGAAGAAATATCTATATTATGTCCTTTTCATAATGATACAACAGAATCTTGTTCAATAAATACAGACAAAGGTGTATGGATTTGTTTTGCTGGATGTGGGCAGGGAAGTTTAAAAAATTTCATACAACAATATATGGAGTGGGATTTTCAACAAGTCAATTTATATATTACTGATTATAAAAATACAATTAAAAGTAATATATTTAATATACCATCATTCACTATCGAAGATTTATCATTACCTGAAGTATCTATACCATATAAATCTGGTAGTGTACCTAGATGGATATTTGACAGGGGTTTTAATAAAACTACTATGCGTAAATGGAATTGTAGTATAACTCCTTCTAATGGTTTAGTAATTCCAATTCAAGATAAAGATTCTAGAACTGTAGGTTGGATTACTAGACAAGAAAAAATGATACCTAAATATTTATATTCAAAAGGACTTAAAAAGTCTTACGTATTATTTGGTCAATCATACATACAACCTTGTGATGCAGTGTGTATAACAGAAGGTACTTTGGATACTATGTGGTTAGATCAATTAGGATTTCCATCTGTTTCATTACTTGGAATGAGTATGTCTAATAGACAACGTGATTTATTATTGACATTGCCTACTAAAGAGATTATACTATGTTTAGATAATGATGAAGCGGGGCAAATAGGTAAACAAAGAGCTATGAAATTATTAGGTAATAAAATCAAAGTTTCTTATATTAATATACCTAAAGAATATAAAGATGTGCAAGATATCAAATCTTATGATATAATTAATAATATAATTAATAATAAAAAATATTGGTAACGGAGGATATATGTCAGGAATCAGTATGATACAAAATAATATAACAAGTAGAGAAACTAGGTCTGCTCAAGCTGCCGCAGCTAATGGTAAGGAAGTTTGGTTAAAAGATGGAGATCAAGTTTTTATGAAATCTATGGCTACAGGAGAAGAAGGTGATATACATATGGAAGAATTTTATGTATATGAATTTCAACAGGGAGCTGATAGAGGTTGGACAAGTGTACTAGTTGAAAATGGAGAACCAGTTGATTCTGTTCCAAGTGAAGCTATGGTGCATGAGGATGGTCGAAGGAAAGCTCCAAAACACAAGTTCGCACTTTGGGGGTATGTAACTGAAATATTGCATACAGAACAAAGAGTAGACTCTTGGGAACAAATAACTAGTCCGTCTGGTTCAAAGCTTTATAAAGAAACAGTTAATGATTTTAAAGTATTAACTCTATCTTTTGGAGCACAAAATAGTAATTGGAATCAATTCGTAGATATATACGAAGATGATGGTTCGTTGGATAAGAATGTTATAAGAGTGAGAAGAAGAGGTACAAGCCTAGACACTACTTATACAATTACTTCTACATCAGGTGATTTAGATTTACCTGAAGATAAACAAGCAGAAGTAAAAAATCTTACTCCAATAAAAGAGTATGTAGGTCAAAGATATGGTACTTTAGAAACAGAAACAGATGCAGTACCATCTGATGCTGTAGCTATTGATAACGATGATGACGACTCTTTATTCTAGAGCATCAACCTCCATAACAGCAGACTCTCCGGATTTAAATGTCCTTCCGGGGAGTTTGCATAATTTACCTATGATTGTAACCTCAGACACATTTACAGATACATTAAATTCTTTACCTGATACATCTGAATGGATTATAGATGTAGAAACTAACGGATTTAATCCTTATAATATGAATCAAATATGTGGAATCGGATTAGTTCCATTGAATTATTCTGATGCAGAAGCATATTATTTTCCATTTAGACATCAATCAGAAGAACCTAATTTAACTCAAACTGAATTAAATCAATTAGTATCTTTTATAAATGATAAATGCGATACTATTATAGGGTACAATGTTAAATTTGATTCTAAATTTTTGCAAAATGAAGGTGTTAATATAGACAAGATGAAACTTGTTGATGTATTAGTGATGGTTAGAATGACTGAATCTACTATAGTAAATAGATTAAGTTTAACTGATACTATAATAAGGAGTTACGGCGAAGAAGCTGGACTTTATGATTTAGAGACTAAAAAAGTTT